TTTTCTAGGTGGATGAGATATACTCCATTTGTAAGTTTCGATAAAGAAAAATGTAGGAAAATCGCTCTAGAGGCATTTAAATGATCACAAAAATTTATCTTGATATGGATGGTGTTCTTTGCGATTTTGAAGCAAGGTACACTAAACTTTTTGGAGAATCTCCAACACTTTCTCGCGCTAACAAAGAATGGTCGGACAACTGGACTAAATTTGTTGAGACTGAGCAATTCAAAACATTGGATTGGAATCCTGGAGGTCAAACACTTTTACAAGTTGTAAAAGATACAGGGATTGATATTGAAATCTTGTCTTCTTCTGGAGGCAAAAAGTATCATCCTGTTGTTGAAGATCAAAAGAAATTTTGGTTGCAGAGTAAAGATATTCGTGTGAAGGTGAACATCGTACCAGGTCGTTCACTCAAAGCAAAATATGCAAACTCAAAAAGTATTTTGATCGACGATACACCTGATGTTATTGAGTCTTTCAATAAAGCAGGTGGTTACGGAATTCTTCATGTAGATGTAAAAGATACCGTAAAAAAACTAAACCACATCTTGCATGTTGCTAAATAATAGTATATTATGTTTATGTGGACAATTTAAATACACCGTTTATACACCGTTATACGAAAGGAAATATCATGTCATTTGCAAATCTCAAACGCAATCGTTCTAGCCTCGATAAACTGACTAAAGCAATCGAGAGCACCAATCAAGCTGCTGAAGCTGGCTCAAAAGACGATACTCGATTCTGGCAACCTAATGTAGACAAATCTGGAAACGGAATGGCAGTTATTCGTTTTCTTCCCGCACCCTCTGTTGATGGTGAGGATGGTCTTCCTTGGGTACGAATCTTCAATCATGGCTTTCAGGGACCAGGTGGTTGGCTGATTGACAACTGTTTGACAACTTTGAATGAGAAGTGCCCTGTGTGCGAACACAATAGCACTCTTTGGAATTCAGGTGTCGAATCGAACAAAGAGATTGTTAGGAAACAAAAGCGTAAGCTTTCATATGTTGCTAACATTTATGTTGTATCCGATCCTTCAAATCCTGAAAATGAAGGAACGGTTCGTTTGTTTAAGTTCGGTAAGAAAATTTTCGACAAGATTACTGAAGCAATGAATCCAGAATTCGCGGATGAAAAGCCCTTGAATCCGTTTGACTTCTGGGAAGGCGCTAACTTCAAACTGAAGATTCGTAATGTCGAAGGTTATCGCAATTATGATAAATCAGAATTCTCGGATCCGTCTGCACTTTTTGATGGTGATGATGCTAAACTTGAAAAACTTTATGCTCAAGAACATTCACTCAAAGAATTTCTTGACCGTAAGAATTTCAAGAGTTATGAATTGCTGAAAGGTCGTTTGGATAAAGTTCTGGGTTTTGAAGGTGATACTGAAGATGCTCCTGCTCCCGCGCAGGCGCGTGTGACTGAAGCACCAAAGTCGCTTATGCCAGCACCAACTAAAGCACCCGTAACTGCTGAAGAAGATGATCTAGATTATTTCAAATCTCTAGCAGAATCAAACTAAAACAAAAACCCCGCGAAAGCGGGGTTTTTTCTATCTTGTAGTGCCAGCAAAAGCCAGATTAAAGAAAAGTTCTATTGTATCTGGATTTGCAACTTGTGGTGTTGAAGTCTTCGGTGCGGCTGCTTGTTGATTGGGTGGTGAAGGAGGAACTGGAATAGCAGGTGCTGAAGAAGGAGCACTGAAGCCTCTAGTTGTTGCAGCTAGGTCCTGACTTTTCTGATCCAACATAAGCCCAGGTATTCTTTGCAGGTTAGCAACTCTTTTTTGCATTGCACCTTCCGATCTATCGAATGGTCTTGACATTCTAAGACCGAAATATCGTGTTGCTTTTTCTACATCATTTATTGTTCTAAAAATTTTATCATCTTCTGCATAATCAGTTTTCATAATTTTCAACATAGCATCAATATTTTTTTCCGGGTCTAACAACTGTTCTTTAGTATACCCAGGATGAGCTTCGGTATTGATTTGAAATAATCCGTAACTTTTTTCAGGAGGCTCACTCTTTGCTAAAGGATTCAATCTAGATTCTTGTATTGCATTCGCTACGGCTGCCATAGCTTGTTCTTCGGAATAACCCGCAAGCAAAAATTTTGATCTTATCAAATCTATCATAGCTTTTGGGCTATGGTCAACTCTGGTTGGGCTCAATGCTCTCGTATCTCCACCCGAACTTGGTGTTCCTTCTCCCCTCTCCCTATCTGCTCGAACCTGTTCCAGATTTTTATTAAAATTTGCACCCAGAGGAAGGTTTCCTAATGTCATCTGTTCTTTTTGTTGTTTTTTTAATGCAATTTCTGCTTGGAGATTCATTATGTCCGATTGTAAAGATATCATAGCATCTTTTTGTGCCTCATTTCTTGGAACAAATTCACCTTTTTCATTTTTTATCATTAAACTTTCTAGTTTTTTTGCTTGTTCTTGTTTAGCGGAGACTTCTTCCTCCAAGTCTGCTATAGTTTTTTCTCTACCTAGTTTTCCCAAAATCCAACCAGCTCCTGCTCCTATAACAAGACCTAATCCGGCACCTTTTAATCCCAGTAGTGAGCCGACTGATGCACCAATTGCAGCACCCATAGTTGCGAAAATTGCTGGTTTGTATTGATTGATAAATTGACTGAAGTGATAACCAAACATCTCGCCAATTTTACCAAAATTTTCTCCTAGAGTTATAAATGCTGCTTTGGTGTAGTCCATTGTAATTTTGGTTCCGTCTGAGATCATTTTTCGAATTGCTTTGAAATCATCACCAAAAGTTTTTTCAACCCAGTCATATATGTCTGTAAATTTTGTTGTTGCAAAAAGATTATTCAATTTTTTCGCTAGTTGTTTTAAAACCGGCTCTTCACTTTCCAGATCAACACCCAAAAAATCTGCGATGCTTTTTTGGATAGAATCAAAAATTCCTCCAAAATTAATTCCTTTAGACATTTCTTTGATTGCATAAGCGGACGCTGCTATACCTACAATACCTAAAAGAGGAGCAATTGCAATTACAGAACCAAGTGCTCTAAAAATAACAGAACCGACACCACCGCCAAGCCCTGCTAGACCACCAACTATTCCACCCAAAAATGATGAAGTTGATCCTGTTGTTTTTTGTGGTGTAGTAGTTTGAGGTGCAGCCTTTGCAGATGATAATAATGAATCTCTTTTTGCTGCGCCCATCCAAAGTGCATCAGCACCCTTTGAAGATTTTCCAGTTACCGATTTTGTCAATGATGCAATATTTTGGCGAGTGATGTTCATGTCTCTCGCCATCATATTCATATTAAATGTGTTCTTAGCAACAACTTTCAGTAATGCTTCTTGTCTTTCATTAGATTGTTGCAAAGAAGTCAGTTCAACAGAAGGTGTATCAGACAACCCAGAAACTTTTACTCCAGATTTTCGAATTGGTGAATATCCTTTTCCAAAAATTTTCTGACCTGTAGATCCCAAAAATCCTTGCCCACTGAATAGCAAGTTTCTGATGTCCATTCGTTCAGCAAGCCCTTTTCCAGCGGCTGCACCTAGAGAAGCTAATACGCCTTTGTTTTTTAATTCTTGGCGATATACGGTAGAAAATTTAGTTGCCATTATTGTTTTCTTCTTGCTAGTTGTTGTTGTTTAATCTTCTCATTTTCTTCTTCAATATATTTGAGAAGCATAGTAACGTATATACTTCTTTCCCACGGAATCATATTATCTAATTCTGTCAAGCTGTATTTGTGATGTTGCATAAGTGAGAAATTAGTTTGGTAATGGTTACTCAGTGATTCATAACGAAAGATCATCCGAAAAAACTTTGGATTCCTTCTAATACAAGAGATTCTTCATATTGACATTTTGGGCACTTGAAGTTAATTTCTTTTTTCAATTTAGGTAAAGTTTCAAAAAATGCTTGTACTTTTAAAAATTGCTCTCTGGTTAGACTGTCAATAAATTCAACTAACTCATTTTCGGGAACATCTTTTGCATAGTAAATACTTTCTTCATCGTAAATGTAATCGATAGAATTGATGATTGTTCTTGCGACCACATCAGCAGCAGAAATTTTCTCATTGTTCTTCGTTAACTCTTCAACACCTTTGTAAGTTGGATACTTCATTGCAATACCTAGCTTAGGTGTTAATTCAATTTTCTCTTTGACATCTTTAAGATCCGGTTCCACTTCAAGTGCATTGAAACTCAACTTAACTAAATTATCACACTTTTTCTTTTCACCTTCGACCTCAACATCATTGTTGCATCTATATTGCAATTCAACAAGTTCACTGACCGATCTTGCTCGCAAATGCATGAAAAGAAATTCGAAGTCTACAATCGGTAAATCATCAATATTAATTTTACTTACAATGCAGTTATTTAAAATCTGTTTAATTGCCAATAAAATAGAATCTTGATTATCTGATTCCATCGCCATCAAAAGAATCTTTTCTTCTTTGACGAGAAAAGGTCTAAACTTAATCTTCTTCTTACTAAGAGGTAACTTTAATTCATATAAAGGCACATCAATTTTAGGTAACATAAATTCTCCATTAAAAAATCTGTTTAACTTCAGCTATCGTTCCTTTTAACAAGGTTTTCAATGCTCTTCCTGTTGGTGTTCCAGCGATTCCCGCACCAACAAGTGCAGCACCTATCGCTCCAACATCATAATCGCCCTTGTAGATCGTTCTGAATTTTTGATAAGCAAATTGAACATTCAGTCTATGAAAACCTTCTTCAGACCAACTTAGTGTTTGTGGGCTTATTGCTTTAGGAAATGCATCGATTAATTCGACTGCATACACTTGCTTAAAAACATCATCATATTGAACAATTTTAATATCAGTTAGGAACCTAGTTCTTTCACCTTTCGCAAATCTTGTATTATTAGTATCCGTAGGAACTATTGCTTCAAGCCATCTATCGAAAAGTTTTCTTTCATAGAAATCATTGGTGCAAAGGAAAGTAAAAGAGATATCTCCGTAAACCGCTTGTCTTGGCACTTGGAAAGTTGGACCGTATATTTGTACTTCATCAGTCTGTAAAGACTTTCCTGGCAATTCTGTAGATTCACACTGCAAAGCCAAGTAGCGACTGATGACAGGATCGAATGAACGTGCTCCATCTTCAGTACCAATTACTCTTGCGGTGATGTCTGAGAAGACAGAATTAGGCAAATTCAAAAGTCTTTCGATTACACTTGTCGAAACGAATTCGCTTATGTATCGTGGAATTGGTAGTACGACTTGAAATCGGCTAGGTCTTGCTAGCCCATCTTTTGCATTGATATTCGATAAGAATAATTGTGGTAAGAATGCCATTAGAATTTTTTCCTTGAGTCTGCCCAGACTTTACTGGTGCTTGCTTTTTCAAACTGTTCTACAGGTAACAGAGCAGCAATATCCCATTCGTTTGCTGGTATCTCCAAAAATCTAGATTGTACATGGCTTGAAAGATATCTTTTTAAACATGGTGTTGCTTCATAAGCCTGGGAGAAAGCAGAAAGTGCTTGATAGTTCAATCTGAGTTTCGTACTTTGGTCGTATGCTCGATTTGAAGCAAAACTACTCAATTTGTCTAATAATATTATTCTGTGTTTAGGATGAATATAATGCAGGTTTATGCCTAGAAATCCATCACCATACAGTTGTATAGGCATAACCAAAGGAAACTTGTCGTAATAAGGTAACTTATCTTTTGTTTTGGGATCATAATAAAAGAAATACATGTGACCGACAATACTTGTCAGAGTCATTCTTTCATCCGCTCTGGTCATCAACTTTCTTGCTGTAGGATTCAAATCTGGAATTTTAGAGCGAAGCCAGTTCCTAGCTTGCCTTGAGCGAGCTTGATACCCAGTTTTAGCTAACTGTTGATTGATACGATCCATTAAATAAGCCATGGCTCTATTTATTTGCCTTATGTTAACCTGGTTTTTTAGGTTCCTGGATTATAAGTATTGGTGTCCTCGGTTCAGATTAATCCTAAATCCTTCTCCGTAAGTATCTTGAATTGCCATCCATGTTCATGGCAGAATTCATCCGCAGCTTTCCACTTCATTTGATTTATAGCGTATGTAGCTGCTTCTTGAATGAATTTTTTAGTTTTCTTCTTTTGTGTAGGCTTTTTAGTCTGTGATTCAGGTTTTACTTCAATCACGTATGTCATAACTGTATTATCCTTTCTCTGTACTTTTATGATGAAGTCAGGAAAGTATCTGTGTCTCTTTCCATCAACTGGAGAGATATAAGGAATAGCCAATTCTTCCGATGACCACCAGATGATATTTGGGTGATCATCGAAGTATTTCATACAACGAAGTTCCCAGGAAGATCGATAAATGATATTTTCTGGGTTTCCTTTGTACTTTTGAGGGTTTTGAGGCTTAAACCAGCCTTTGTAAGTGTTTTTTCCGTATGACATATAAATATGTAGTCAACTCATAGGAAAGTCATGTCACTATTCAACCTCAAAGACATACGTTATATAAAAAATGACAATAGAAACTTCACTCAAGTTTCAAAGAGATATGATTCAAATGTCTACAAATATCCAATAGACCTAGGAAATACAGACAAAGGGCATTATATGATAATTCATATCAATGTCCAAGAAAAGTCCAGATATCAAGCTAATTTGGATGGACAGAATATACCTTCGGTTTTTAGAAGTGCAAATCGAACGGGTGGAGCCAGCAACTTAGGTGGATATTTTGAAAATGTGGTTGGTTCTTTGATCACTGGAGGATCAAATGCGATTAACAATGCGGTGGCCGAAGTTGAGTTTGCCAATTATTCTATTGCAGAAGGTTTCGATGGACCTTCTAAAACTTCACAAAATCTCTACAATATAGCAAAATCAGTTCAAACGACTGCTGGATCAATAGAAAAATCTTTACCTAAAGAAGTTAGAGACTTTATTGGAGGAGCAGCCTCTTCAGTTAGCACTTTAAATAATGTAAATTTTTTGAGAACAATAAAAAGAACAACAGACAGTATCGCATTATATATGCCCAATACTCTAGCTTTTACGCACAATCAAAATTATCGTCAATTGGAGTTGGGTGGAGAAAATGCTGCATTTTTTGGAGCTGGAGCTTCAATTATAACTGATGCTATTAATGGAAGACTTTCCGCTCAAGACATAGGAAGAAATTTAACTCCTTTTGTTGCACAAAGAGTTTTACAATCTCGTTTAGCGTCATCTCTTTTAGGACAAAACTCAGCACAAGCTATTTTTACTGGTGTAACAGGGCTTGTACAAAACCCTATGATGGAATTAATTTATACTAGCCCAAGCTTTAGAAATTTTAGATTCGACTTCATGTTTCACCCTCGAAGTGAAGTGGAATCTAAACAAGTTTATGATATAATTGAAAGATTGAAATTTCATCAGGCACCCGAAATAGCACAAGGAACAGCAGGTTATTTTTTGATTCCTCCTTCAGAATTTGATATTGAATTTTATTATAACGGTATTCAAAATCCAAACATACCTAAAATATCAACATGCGTTTTGAAAACAGTTGATGTTGACTATGCTCCAGGTGGTTTTCAGACTTATGAAGTTCCTGGAGAAGATTATCCTTATCCAGGTAGAACAGGAAGCCCGGTGAGTATTCGTATGAGTTTAGGATTTGAAGAGACCGAAATCGTAACAAAAGGAAATTTAGAAGGTAATAGAAGTCTCTTAGAAAGAGCACAAACAGAAGTCGGACCAGGCTAATATGGCAAATTTCTTTAACTACTTTCCAAAAACCGTTTATAATTTAGATGATTCTTTTGGGTTAGACACAATTACTAATCTAACAACTGGATTTTCTTTTGACAATAACATACTTGACAATTCAGTTTTGTATTATCAATATACTATTCCGGACGGTGAAACACCAGAGATCGTCGCTCATAAAGTTTATGGTTCGTCTGAAAAACACTGGCTCATATTGAAAATGAATGGAATCAAAGATGTCAAAAATGATTGGCCTCTCGATCAAATCAGTTTTGCGGATGCAATTGATAGGAAGTATGCTAATAACGCAAACGTTGGTCAAACAGGTTATGAATGGGCACACGAAAATATTCATTCTTATTACAAAATAGAAACAAGAACACTTGTATTAACTGGTGAAAAAACAATAGATATGATTCAAGTTGATGCTGATGTTTATGCGAATGTATCAACTGAGCAATCAACGTATACATTACCAGACAACTCTTCTGTAATTGTGTCAACCAGTAAACAATCTAAAACGTATTACGAATATGATTCTGAGCAAAATGAACTAAAAAGAAATATTAAAATTCTGAAAAGAGAATATATTGGTGTTATAGAAAAAGAGTTTAGAGAGTTGATGCGTAATGGATGATAGAATTATTCATACGACACAATTTACAATAAAACAACTGGCGATAGTTTCCAAAATAGGAACTATTGATGTTACAGGT